AAGGGCATCGTCAGGGCGCAGACCCGCCCAGCCGCCTGTGTGCAGGCGGGGCGCACCGGCAAAGGCCAGGGCCGGAACGCTGCGGCCAGGACCGGGCGCACCGACCATGCCGCCTGCGTGTTGTACCGGGGCGAAGATGCTGCCGAACCCTTTTGAGAGCCAGTTTGCCAGCGGCCCCAAAACTGCGTTCTTGAAGGCCAGTGTGGCCAGATCCGCAAGGATCGAGGAGACCAGTGATTTGAAGTCGAGCTTGCCCGTGGTGACAAATTCCCGGAAAGCGCTTTCGGCCGAGCTGAAGGCAGAGGTTAGCGTCTCGCCGAGACCCTTGCCCCAATCCATCGCACCCCTGGCATATTCCGCCAGCGATGTGCTGACCTGCGCCCAACCGGCGGCCGCCGCTTCCGCAGCAGCCTTGGCCGCAGCACCAGCCCCTCCGGCTGCACGGCCCGCCTCGTCAAAGCCGTCCGATAGCGCGGCGGCGGCATCGGTTGCGCCGTTCAGCGCTTCTTCGCTCGCCGTGCCGGTGCCAAAGATCGCGGCCTTCAGGGCTTGCCACGCCGCCATGGGGCGCGAGGCCGCTTCCGATAACATTCCCGCGGCCTCTGCATATCCGTCCGCTCGTCCCCGCGCGGCATCGGCCATGCCGCCAAAGAGATCCGGCACATCGACGTAAGTCTTGGCCATCGCCGCCTTGAAGGCCTCAGCGGCGGCTGTGCCTGCGTCTGCAGCCGCCCCCTCATACGGATTGGCAACTCCGCCAAAATCCACCGCCTCAAGAGTGCCGATGCTGATCCCGCCTTCGCCCGTGGCCCAGTCTGGCAGGAGCGCCAGGGCCGCGTTCAACCCTTCGATGAAGCTGTTGATCCGGGTGACTACGGCATTCAGCATCGACTCCACACCGTCGATCAGCCCGTTCGCGGCCTGGAAGGCAAAATCGCCGATGGCCTGCGGCAGCGCCCCCCAGATCGCGGTGATGGCATCATAGGCGCCTTTGAACGTACCGACCGCCGCGTTGCCCCAGCCGACGACCGCCGACAGCGCCGCTTGCAGCCCGTCATAGATTCCCGCCTGCGCTCCGGCCCAGCCGGATTCAATCCGCGCCCATGCCGCCGCACCCGACAAGGCAATCCGGTCCCAAGCCTCGGCCGCAACATCCCGGAGCAGGCCAAAGGCGGCACCGATCCCGCCGACTTTCCCGGCCAGTTGCGCAAACTGGTAGACCAACTCGCCCGCGCCCACGATCAGCGCCCCGATGCCGGTGCGGATCAGCGCGCCGCGCAGGAGGACCAAGCCGGTCGCGAGGCCGCGCACCGACAATGCGGCTACGGCCAAGCCTGCCACCCAGCGGCCAGCCATGAAGGTGGCAAATGTCGTGGCGTAGGTGGCGAGGCGGCCGAGGTTGTCGAACACGGCCGTGATGGCAGCACCGATCGGGCCGGTGCCGCGTGCCATGTCCGCGAGGGCATTGGCCACCACCTCCAAGGCAGGTGCGACGGCGGCGGTCAAGCGGTTGGTGAGGCCGAGCCAGATCAGGCTCAGTTTGGCAATCGCATCACCCGTGCGTTCGATCTGGGCGGCATCAGACGCGCTGACCGCCACCCCAAAGTCGCGCACATCCTTCGCCGCCTCGCGCAATGTGGCTGGATCGATGCGCAAAAAAGCCAGCGCCGCCTTGTCGCCGAAGAGGTCAGAGGCAACTGCGGCGCGTTCGGCCTCGGGGACAAACCGGTTCAACGCCTCCTGGATGGCGGCGATGCGCTGGTCGAGCGGCAGGGCCTGCAACTCAGCCGCCGTCAGGTTTAGCCGCTGCAGCGCGCTGACCGCCGATCCTGATCCAGTCGCAGCTTCCGAGAGCCGCGTGGTCAGTTTCTTCGTGGCCTGTTCGATCTCGCCCATCGAGACCCCGGCCAATTCGCCCGCCCAGGTCAGCACCTGCAGGCTTTCGACGGTGGTTTTCAGCGACGCCGCCATGTCAGCTTGCGCGCCAATCGTCTCGAGGCCCGACCGGACCATGGCGCCGCCGGTGGCCGCCGCCGCTGCCGTCACCGCCGCCAGTGCAATCCCCGCCTTGCGCGCGAAGCTGGCAAGCCGGGTGTTGGCAAGACCCATCTCCGACGACAACCGGCCAAAGCCCCGCGCGCCTGCCTCGCCGATGCCCTCAAGCTCGGCGCGCACCTGACGGCCGCCTTCGGCCACAAGCCGGACAGAGACGCGTTTTTCAGCCATCGCGGCCTCCTTCCATCTGTTCGTTCAATTTGCGCACCATCACCGCTTCGATTTCGGGCAGCAGTTCAGCCGCGATCAGCGTGTTCACACCCAGTGCCTGCGCCAGTGCCAAAGCCGCTCCCATGTCCCAGCCAAGCACCGCGCCGGGACTGACCCGCAACTGGCCACCCAGGCGGCCGACCAGATCCCAGACCTGCCAGCCCTCCTGCGTCTGCGGCCGGTTCAGTCTTGCAGGGCAGTCGGGGCAGATGCCCCAGCGGCCCTCGCAGGGTGTGCAGGCCGCGCAATAGCGATCGCCCCCGCCGAAGGACCACTCGGCAAGGGCGCTGAGACGTTTTTTTCGGCGTCCAGGATCAGACCCTTGGCGACGTACTGCGTCTGGAACGCCTCGAAGATCGGCCAGATTTCCAGGAGGGCGTCGATGCCTTCGGGGGTGACGGGCAAGGGCTGTCCCATATCAGCGCCAACACCCTCCCAATCCAGCACCGCACGCCGGGCGATGGCCTTGGCCATAGCGAGCGCCAAGACTTCCTGGCTGGCGCCTTCCGCCAAGGCTTCGATGACAGGATCGGCGCGTGCCGAGACCATAAGCGCGGTGGTCAAGGGTGCTACTTGCAAACGCAGGCCAGGGGCGAGGTCCAGCCATGCAGGGGTGGCCGTCAGGTTCAGTCTGATCATGGTCAGTATCCTACAACTGTGTTGACGAGAACGGCGGTGCACATGCGCGCGGGGCTGACGGCCTTTGCCGCCTGCCAATCGAAACTGGCCTGGATGCCCTGTGGCCCCGGGATCTCGATCCGCGGGCGCGGCAGATAAACGGCATGCGCTGTGAAGGTGAAGCTGGCACTGGCCCCGAGGCTCCAGGCGAAGACCAACTCGCAAGGCGTGCCGTCGATGGCCTGCGTGATCAGCGCGGTGTCGGCAAACCGCACCTCGACCCGCCCTGTAAGCGCCGCCATGCCGGGATCTGCCCCTTCGATCTTGCCGTCCGAGCGGATGGTCTCGATCCGGTCGAGTCCGTTGGAATAGGTCACCTCGGCCGAGATGACATTCCCAAGCGGCGAGCCGTTGCGCGTGATCGCGCCGTTGAAATGCCCGAAGCGCTGCAGCGCCAGCGAAGTGGGCGTGCCAGCGGCTGTGGCCGCCGCTACGCTTTCGCCCTGCGCCACCAGCCGCGCTGTTGCCGTGAGCAGCCCCGACCGCGCCATTTGCCAGGAAAGCTGATCACAAACGCAGCCGGTGTACATCGCATAGCGCGGCACCTCGGGCATCGCCGTCTCGATGGCCATGCTTGGCAGCGTCCAGTTGCCAGACTGGAAGGTGTGGGTCTTCGGCGTCGTCCCGGAAGTGACAGGCGCCCCGAAGGCCGCCTTCAGCCAAAGCCCGAGGTTCTCGACGTCGATCGGCACCACGACATCGCCATCGGCGGTGACCGCGTCCTTGATCGGGGCCAGCGGATCGCGCCCCTGGCCCAGAAGCTCCGAGGCGATCAGCGGCTGTTCGGAGCCGAGCGTAGTGCTGGCAAACGGCACCGTCCGATAGCCCGTGGCGGGCGCAGTGCCATAGACAGATTCGAACGCAAGCGCCATCTGCGCCCGCGCCCCATGGGCTCGTGCCATCGTGTTCTCCTATGCTGAGTGGGGTCAGCCGAGCGGGTCGGCCGTGGAATAGTGCAGAATGACCGGGATCACCGCCGCCTTCAGGCTGGCGGCACCTTCGACCGGCAGATCGACAGGGCGCGGCGCTTCTGCCTCTACCCAGTCGCAGAAGCCGCCAAGCGTTCGGTCGGCGGCAATCGCCGCGCCGACATTGGAGCAGAGCGTGTCGAAAGCGCCGTCACGCGCGACCCCCTGCACGACCGCCTCGATCTCGGCCCGGTGCTGGTAATGGTAGCGCAGCGGCGACAGCGTGACTTCGGGCTCCCCCGGCTCGCCGTCCCGCAGGATCAGGAGGCCTGCGGTTGGCACGCGCTCGGGCAGCACGTCGCCGCGCAGGGCGGTGGCGGGCAACGCCGAAAGCCGCGCGTGC